CTACCAGTACCATAAGTGATACCGCAAGTAAATACGTCTAATTCTCTATAGTTACCAGCAAAAATATAGTTTACGCCATTGTAAGGCTGGGATATTAGGCCACGATAAATACCAGTATTGCTGGTAAATAGTGTACGGTAACCGCCCATCTTTTTAGGGTCACCGCGCTGAAAACGACACCATACGCCGTCGGTGTACTGATCATTTTGAAACTGTGTACCATCGCGCTTAATTCCAGCCGGTATTGCTAGGCTGTAAATTGAAGTATATTGCGAGGTATCCTGTCGCTGATTATCAGCCGCCATTTAGAACGTTCCGCCGTTAAAGGTTGTTGCGTATAACCTTCCGTTAATCGTAACAATCGGAGCAGATGAGGTAGTTGCGTTAATGTCAACAACCTCTACACCGTTTGCTGATAGTCCAAGAATATTAGTACCCGGCAAATACATACCAGTTCTGGTGTCATTTAAAAATGAATAAGACGGTGCTGTAACAGCACCATTAATAGCCTTAAAACTAGAAGATGATGACGAATTTAAAATGTATAGGTAAGTACCATCACTTAACAAGGTATAGGTATTGCCAATTCCAAGAGCTAAAGGTGTTTGACTACTTCCTTGGTTTTGGAATGTTATAGTATCGCTGGCACTAGTACAGTTATTAACAAACACATACAGCTGGGTAATAGCTGGAAGTGTTACCGCTAATGAAGCATTACGTGTGCCAGACTGAGAAATATAGGTCTGAATAATTGGCGCATTTGATACGAGATTTAATGTTCCACCGGTAATAGCATCAACGTCGTATGTTGCCGATGTAAACACAATATTATTTGGTGTTACCCATCCAACAGTAATATAATTGCCTGTGTTTACATCATAGAAAATATAGCCAGAGTCACCTGGGTTAGTAACAATAGATGACAGACCGTTAATAGTCTGAGGGGATGTTGTTGAAAATGTCAGCGCGCCTGTGCCGCTGTTTCTAAAAGCAATAAACCAACCTCTTTGCAAAGTTGATGTGTTTGGTAGTGGAATAGTACCAAGACCAGCAGACCAGTTGTAAGTCTTAGCGCGATCTAAGTTACCAATTGCTGGATTAGGTGGAATAGAAATATCAACAAGAATTTGAGTAACTGCCAAATAACCATTTACTGTGCTTAGTCCATAAGCACCGTTAGTAGACGGTGTGTTATTGATTAACGATGCGGCATTAGCAGTAGAAGTACCGGCACCAAATACTAAATTACCCCAAGTTCCGGCAGTAGTACTATTATCTTTTAAATAAAAATATTGTGAAATACCAGGAGCAATTGTTACAGAGTTGTAACCAGTAGAGTCTGTAACTAAAAAGGAATATGATCCTTTGTTATTAAACAGAATATCTGCACCGACAGTACCTTGGTCGCCCTCTGGTAATGCAATAGACAATCCAGAAGTAGATGGTGTGCAGTCAATAATACGAGTAGCGGGCACTTGACCAATTGCTTGGTTAACAATCGATGGCCAATATAATGCCGTATTGGCACTAAACGCAAGCGCAGAATAGGATACATCCGTTGGGGTTACAACGGTACCTGTAAAGGGGGAGGTATAAACTGGTGTGCTCATCTATTAGGGTTCCTGTACATTCGTGTTGCGATCCACACGACGAGTATTGTCTTCTTTTTTCAACGCAGCAATTGAATCCATATAATACTGTTTCCAAACAGGTAACTTGTCTAAAGCTTTCAAATAACCTTGAGCTTGCAAAAGTGTTCCGTAGAGCATAGCTTGAGGAGCTACTGCTGTCCACAAATTTTGTTGATTGTTTGCATCTAAAGGCTGAATCTCAGCATAATAAATGATTTCTAAAGTATATGGTTGATCTGGTACTGGTGCAAAGTTCCAATTATTAAAATCATATTCTGAATAGTAAAGTGGTGTGCCTTCAGTAGATTCAGCTAAATACTGTGCTACATAATCTTGACTACGCAATTGAATGGGTTGACCGTTAACTTTCATAGAAACCGTTTTACGCCAACGAGCTGGTTTGTTAAGTACAGTTTGAGCGTCTAATAATGATGCTTCCACTACAATAAGTTGCATGTAAGTTTTTAGCTCTGAAGCAATAGATGATTCAGCCAATGCAATTAAATTAGGGATCTGCGCAATGAAATCAGCGTCATTACGTTCCATGTATTGCTGGACATTTAATACCAGCGAATCGTAGGTCATTATTACGCTCATCTTGTGTAGTAGCTTATATTAGGTTGAAAATAGATTGGAGATTTATCACGATCTTCTTCACTAGCTTGCAAGAATGCTTTTTCAGCTTGAAGTTCCAAATACTGAATGCGAGGCATATCAACGCTTTGTAGTTGTAATGCTAAGCTGTGAGATAGCTGTTTTTGTACGCAATTAATCCAACGATCTGGTACATAAATTTGATTTGTCAATGATCCAACGTCTTGCATTTGTACTTCTACAATTAATTGAAACATTTGGTATGGATTGTTTGGTACTGGCCACAAATACATTGATGGCTCAATTGTACGATCAAACCAATATTGTAATGAGCGAACTGATGGAAATTGTTTGTTTGGTAAGTTCCAATAGTCATCACGATTTAATCTAGCTAGTGGAATAACTTGTTGACTGGTTGAAAATACTATTTGGCGAACAGAGTAGCTAGTTGCTACGGTCTCACGAAGGCGCCAGTAGAGGTGTGGCTCAGTGGTAGAGATGTTGTAGTACTGCCATTGGTAATCTTTCATGGTAATAGCAGGGAACTGTTCTTTTAAGAACCAGTTGATACCATCATCGCTATACTCAAACGCTAGGTTGTAGGTCTGGGTAGTATTAGGGGCATAGCAGTTCCAACCCACATAATAAACGCTTTGTGATTGCTGGTAGGTTGATCCAAAATAATTTGCGTAACCTAAGGTTGACGCTGGTGTGCTAAGCGTTGGGCTTAGACTAAATGCCGCTGGAGATTCTGGATTAACTATTGGAAGATAGCTTGAGGCTTCAATGTTTTGAACATATACCCAGTTGGCTTCACGAACATCAATGGTGGTTTTAGGAAGAACTAGTTGTTGTTGCTGTGTAAGAGCACCGTACAATTGGTTTTCCAAAAGCCAAAGATTGACACCACGATTGGAAAGATTTTGTAAATTGTAAAATAAGGCTTGCTTGGCTGCACCAATATATTCAGGCGTAATCTCTTCTGCTGTCTTACCAGCATCACGAAATGCATAAGAAATTAACTGGTCAACATTAATTTGTGTTTGACCAGTAGTGTTACTATACGCCATATTAACGTCCTCGGCCAGCGGCTCGCTTAGTTACTTTTTGAGGTAAATTGGGTTTTGCTTTGCCAGCTTTAATAAACTCTTTACCAACTTTTTTAGGAATACCAATAGTTGATTTACCAGCGGCGGCGGCATACATAGCCGCCATTTGGTCTTTCGATTTGATTGGCATTATGAGCAGGTTCCGCCAGTGTTAAATTTACGAACAGTATTATCGCCCTTGCCAGCTGCACTCTTAACAGTCAATTCTTTAGTGTTAGTTGATACTTTTTTAAGTTTATCTTTGTCACCAGCAGGCATTTTGTTAGTTTTAATAACATCGCTACCAGCTAAATTGGGGCGCTTAGTTGCGGCATTAGGAGCATCGGCTTTTTTGTTACCCGTGGGTTTTACTTTAACCATTGAGACTGCATCACCAGATGGTTTATTTTTTTCTTTAGCTACAGAACCACCTTCTGCAATCATTTTTGGTTTGCATTCTTTAGCAGAATCAATGCTCTTAATATCAGCATCGTTCTTTTTAGCACCATAAACACCGCCACCACATTTGTATCTTTTGACAGTTCCGCAGTCTTTCTTTGTGCGACCACCTTTTTTGAGTTTGATTTCAGTAGGTTCTTTATCGTGTTCAGCTTCGTCATGTTGCTTAAACGCTTTTTTGATGAGCTTTTTATCTTGGACTAAGTCATCATCAACTTCACCACCGGCTTTCATTGCCTTGCCACCCCAGCACATCGTTTTTGGTTTAGCGTGACCGCCTTCTTTGAAGTGTTGCATCTTGGGTAGTTTTTTAAAATCTTCCATGGTATTTCCTCGAGGTTAGTTAAATGGTGGAGTGATCAGCTCCTAATACTACTTATGCAAAAAAGGGCATAAAAATGCCCTAAGTTTTAGTTAAAAATAGTGTTCTTTCTTGTTGTCTACGTTTTTCTAAAATAGCGGGTTTGTTCCAATTTAAAAAAGCATTTGCAGCCATTTGGTAGTCGTTTTTGTTAAGGTGCTGGACTACCTCAGAGCGCTTAAAGTTGGTCTCACCAATGTTAAAGCATAGGCTGTATAGGGCGTCGTATTGGTTCTGGTTAAGGGGTACCCTTACCGACTCCTCTACGGCGGCTTCACACCACCTTAAATCGCTTTTAAACAGCTCTTCTACCTGCTCATCAGTTAGGGATGCGGTCATTAGGTACTGCTCACTGGGTTTGATAAGGTGCCCCACCCCAATGGTCCACAGGCCCTTTGAGTCCTGGTATGCCTTGTTACGCTTACCCTCAAAGTGGGTAATAAAGTCAAAAGTTGATTTTGTGATTGCCACAATGTCACGCTCCACGTTTTTGGTTATTTGCAGGTTCTGTACTACCCAAATAAACGCGCACAGCCAAATAGCTAAAAATAGCCTTTTATTCATAACAGCTCCTTATTTAAGGGATTTACTTAGCGTTTTCGTACGCCTGAAGTTCTTTTAGCTGTTCGGCTATTTTGAGGTATTTTGCGTTGTTGTCTGCTGCGACTGAGAGGACGGCAGCAAGGTCAAGGCTGGTGGGGGTACCATCAGCGCTGCTGGGGCTTGAGGCTTGACCAGTTGCACTTGCGTTGTACAGCCGAATAAAGCCGTTATCAATAGTGCAAGTACCATTGTTATTAGGGTGTACTGCAACAGAAATTTGTTGCTGAAGACTGGTATTGACTGAATCCAACCTGTCAATTTGCTGAATGTAGTCTGCAACCAGCTGGTCACCTTTTCTTTGAATGTCATTTACTTTTTGCTCCGCTTCTAAATTGGACTTTTCTATTTTAGCAACATAGTAGTCCGATGTCCAGCTATAGGCTGCATAGCCGGTAACTGCGGCAGATGCTGCTGCCACGATGAGGTAAATATAAATACCGCCAGCTAGGCTGGTAAGGTTAGTTAGGAGGGTTTTCCACATGAGGTTCTGCATCCTTCTTTAACATGACTGCCGCGCCATGAGCGCCAGCGATGATACCCACCGCTTCGGCAAAGTCTCTCAGTGCTGGTACGTTATTATGAATCATTTCGTAGCCAGCACCAAAAAGTACAGCAAGGAGCGAGATCATCCAAGACCAACGCGCAATGTCGTGGGTCTGGTTATCTGCTCCGGTCAAGAGGTCGTTGAAGACCTTTTTAATCATTTTGAGCTACGCAACTCGTCTAGCTTATCTTCAATGCGGTGGACTGCCTTAAGTACTTCTTCCCAGCGTGCTGTGAAGTCGTCCTTGTGCATATAATTTTCAGCTAAATGAGTACGCAAGTCGTGTAGGTCAATTTTCAGAGCTTGAACCGCAGTCCAAAGCTCTTTTAAAAACCAGCCGATGGCTACAAAGACCAGCGGAAGGACCATGTTAAAAAAGGATTGTAAGTCCATCTTATTTTGCAGTCTCTCTGGCTAGGCGTTGGGCGGCTTGGTCGATAGCCATCTGCAGGATTGGGGAGACGGGGGCCTGGTGAACTTGTGGCTCTGGGGTAGCTGGAACAATTACCTCTGGCTCTGCTTGAACAGCGGCAGGGGTTACTTCAGCTTTGAGGGCTTCTAATTCAGCTTCGATTGTTGTGATTGTTTCATTTAATGCCATGATGATTCCTTTAGTTGATTAAAATTAATACTTACCTTCAGCAAATACATTTACAAATACTGTATTGTTCTCTAGTGCTTCAATTTGATGCCATTCATTAGCCGGTAAATTTAAAGGCTGGCTAAATTTATTAATTGTGTAATTACGACCTTCAAGACTTACCAAACATGATCCAGAATTACACATTGTTGCATGGCAAAAATTATGTTCATGCTTTGGTAAACCTTCGCCTTTATCTGCATGATATATGTTTAATTGTGCACCATCGTATGTAAAAGAGTGGGATGGACTAATAGTAACTACCATTATGCAGTTTTTGTTCCAGTTGTTACTGGCTGTATAGGATTGGCTGGTTGAGGCTGATTAGTTGTTAAAACTGTACCATTCCATGTAAATCCAATACCACCAGCACCGATTACTTCAACCAATTCATAAGTAGGTGGCAAAAGATTGTTTAATTCCCAAACCATTGCTGGTGTTGTTGCTTGCACCAACATAGTTGCATCTGTGGGTGGTTGCCATGTATTTGTATCGCCATCCCAAACAACAGTATTAGTTACTACATTGTTTTCTATTACTAAATAATTTTGAGTTGTCATATTATCACCATTCAACTATTACAATACCAGCTTTACCAGCCGTACCAGGCCCACCACCACCAGAACCACCATTACCGTTACTTCCCGCTGCACCGACAGTTACAGTAACTGTGCCTCCTGATGTTAAACCTGTAACATAACCAGTAAATGCTGGCCCAAAACCACCAGTGCCACCATAACCGCCAAAAGAAGAGTTACCTCCAGAACCACTTTGACCATATTGAACATAACTATTGTTATAAACAGGGCTTTGTGCATATGAAGAACCGGGTGTTCCAGAAGCAGTTGCATTAGCACCATTTGAACCAGGATCACCTGGAGAACAAGGTTCGCCACCACCACCAGCACCTCCACCTCCAGAAGTGCTACTAACTAAATAGCTTCCAAATGAGCTTGAACCTCCAGATGAACCAGAACTTCCATTACCAGTGCCACCGCCACCGCCTCCGCCACCGCCTCCACTAATAACAGTTACTTTAACAGCAGTAACTCCAGTAGGAACGGTAAATGTGCCTGAAGATGTAAATACTTGGCCCAATACACCAGGTA